TTGAAATAGCGAAGCGCGCCGGTCGTCCGTTCATGGGCATCGCGGTGCCCTACTCCATCTTCGAAAAACGCGTGACCACAACTGCCCTACCGGCCGGAGGGCCAGGCAGCAACATCATCAGCACCGACTATATGGGCGCTCAGTTCATCGATCGGCTGCGGAGTGCACTGGTCGTACGCCGTGCTGGTGCCCGCGTGCTGACCGGCCTGGTCGGCAATGTCGCCATCCCTCGGCTGACCAAGTCGGCGACGTCGGGATGGGTCGCTGAGAACGCGGCGCTGTCCGCGAGCGACCAGGAACACGACCAGGTCTCGCTGACACCGAAACATGCTGGCGGCTACAGCGAGTTCAGCAGGAACATGCTGCTGCAGAGCTCGCCTGACATCGAAGACCTTTTGCGCGCCGACTTCGCAGCGGTCCTCGCACGTGCGATCGACAGCGCAGCCATCAAGGGCGGCGGCAGCAACGAGCCCGTGGGCGTGATGGGTACATCCGGCGTCGTGAACGTGGGTATGGCGGTGCCGTCGTGGGCGCTCGTGCTGCAGCTGATCGAAAGCGTGGAACAGAACGATGTCGAAGGCGGCTCGTTCGCGTTTCTCGGCAACAGCCATGTCACCAGGAAACTGCGCAGCACTATCAGGGGAACCAGCGCCGACATGATGGTGATGGAGTCGCCAACTTCGCTCGCAGGCTTCCCATACCTGTCGAGCTCGCTGGTTCCTAATGACGGCAACAGCCCAACCGACAAAACCTCTCTGGTGTTCGGCAACTGGAGTGACTTGCTCATCGGCTTCTGGAGTGAGATCGACATTTTGGTGAACCCGTACGCGGAGACACCTTTCACCAAAGGCAACGTATTGGTCAGAGCGATGGCGACAGCCGACGTTGCGCTCCGGCACAAGGAAAGCTTCGCGTTCTCGAACACGTTCGGGTTCTAATGCCAGCCAGTAACGGGGAGCGAACCACAAAATACGAGCGGCAATAGAGGTGGAAAATTAAAATGGAACGTCGTGCCGCACAGCTTGAGGTTCGAGCGTCGCGCAAGGAGCGGCGGCTCGAAGGATATGCGGCAGTGTTCAACTGCGATGCCCACATCCAGGACTTCGTCGAGCGCATTGCGCCAGGCGCGTTCGCATCATCCTTACATGGTAAGGGTGACATCCTTGCCTTGCTCGACCACAACCCGGCCGCACTGCTGGCCAGGACCAAGTCCGAGACATTGCGCCTGGCCGAGGACAAGACGGGCCTGCATTTCGACCTCAGCTTGCCCGACACCAGCCACGGTCGCGACGTGCTGACATTGGCCGAGCGTGGCGACCTCGGCGGCATGTCGTTCGGCTTTACGGTCGATGACGATGGCGAGCATTGGGATGGCAACCGGCGCGAGCTGCGCTGCGTCACCCTGCATGAAATATCGGTTGTTAGCAGCTGGCCTGCTTATCCGCAGACCAGCGTCACTGCGCGTTCGATGTGTCCGTTCAACCGGCGCATGTTCCGGGTTGCGCTCGGTCGGCGCTGGATCGACTTGGTGAAGTAATGGGCTTGCTCGCTCGCATGCTCGGACGGGAGAAGCGAGAGGCGCCTATGCCGATGGCGGACCCGTATTGGAGCGAGTTCAGCTTCATGCGGTCACCGGGAACGGCGTCGGCTGCCAACGTCTTGTCGTGCCTATCGGTGGCGGCCCGCTGCGTGGCGCTGCGCTCCGAGCTCCTGGCCAGCGTTCCGCTGCATCTCTATCGCCGTTTGCCCGACGGTGGACGTGAGCGCGCCGACGATAACGCGCTGTACGGCGTCTTGCATGACATCGCGAACGGACTGCACAACAGCTTCGAGTTCAGGGAGCTGATGGTGCGTTCGCTGGACCTGATGGGAAATTTCTTCGCCCGCATCGAGCTCAATGCCCGAGGACAAGTGACGGCGCTATGGCCGATCCCGCACGGCGACGTCACCATCGACCAGCTTCCCAGCGGCCGACTCCGCTATCGATGGTTCAACGGCACCCGCGTCGAGGTTCTGCTGCAAGAAGAGGTCTTGCACGTGCGCGGGCCGTCGAGGGATGGAGTGCTGGGGATGTCGCCGATCGCGATCGCACGTGGCAGCCTGCAGCTGGCATTGGCGCATCACGATACGGCGCAGAACTTCTCGACCAACTCGCTGCGCCCGAGCGGACTCCTGGCGTACGACCAGGAGCTCAAGCCCGCGCAGTCCAAGCAAATACGCGAAGCCCTCAAGAACGAGTACGGCGGCACGGTCAATGCCGGGAAATTGTTGCTGGCCGATGGCGCTGCGAAATATACCCCGCTCAGCTTCTCTCCCGAGGATGCACAATTTCTGGAGACCAGGAAGCTTTCGAACGAAGACATTGCTCGCATCTTCGGCTGTCCTCCGACCAGCGTCGGCCTCGTCGACCGAAGCACGTATAGCAACACCGAGCAGGAAAGTAGAAGCCTGGTTCAAAACTGCATCGGGCCATTGGCGGGCCGCATCGAGGCGGCAATGCAACGATGTCTGCTGACCGACGTTGGACGTCGTTCGTACTACATCGAACACGACCTCAACGGACTGCTGAGAGGCGACGTCAAGTCCCGGTTCGACGCCTATCGGGTCGGGCGCGAGTGCGGAGTGTTGTCGCCCAACGACGTTCGCCAGCTTGAGAACATGCCGCCGATCGAGAACGGCAACGTTTTCAACCAACCGGCAAACTGGGCGCGCCTCGGCTGGAACCCACCATCAGGAACGGGAGCTCCGCAACAGTGAAAAACAACGACTGGTACCCCGCGTTCGTCGAGCTTCTCAACGGTGGGGCTGGGTCGGTGTTCGAGCCATGGGATATGCCGCCGACGAAGCGGCGGAATTCTTTCAGTGCGGAAAGAATACTTCCAGCCCGGAGGCGTCCGTCGTTCGCCCGCATGCTGAAGCAGGCCCGCAAGATGGGCGTCGATGTGGTGGTGATGCCGGATGGCTCGGCGGTCGTGAGAACGGCCGGTGACAACAGTGTCAACAATGTCAACATTAACGACGTGAACGAGTGGGATAGCCTCGATGTCCAACATTAGGCTGGCCTACGTTCACGCGTTCATCGACCGGCACGGCCGAGTGCGGCGCTATTTCCGGCGCAACGGGAGGCGCCTCCCGCTCCCAGGGCTGCCGGGTTCGGCCGAGTTCATGGCGGCCTACCAGGCTGCGATCGACGGCTCCGCGATGCCGCCGACGGTCGGCGCTCGGCGCACCGGACCCGGCACCATCTCGGCCATGGTCGTGGGCTATCTGGGGTCGAGCGCCTTTCACCGGTTGCGGCCGAGCTCTCAGATGCAGTACCGCCGCATCCTCGAAGGGCTGCGGAGGGAGCACGGCGACAAGCGGATGGCCATGCTGGAGCGCAAGCATGTTGTCCTCATGGTCAACGCCAAGGCATCGACGCCGGTCGCGGCCCGCGACTTCCTGCGCTGCCTCCGGCTCCTGGTCGCCTACGCCATATCCATCGAGGTCATCGATGAAGACCCGACCGCTGGGGTCAAGGCAGTGGTCGCCGATACCGGTGGCCACAAGACCTGGAGCGAGGCCGACATCGCGGCGTTCGAGGCCCGGTTCCCGATTGGCACCAAGGCCCGCCTGGCGCTGTCGGTGCTGCTCTATACGGTTCAGCGGTGTTCCGACGTCGTCAGGTTCGGGCAGCCGATGGTGCATGAAGGCGAGCTCCACTTCGCGCAGGTGAAGAAGCGGACACCGACGATGATGGTGCTCCCGGTAAGGGACGAGCTCAGAGCTATCCTCGACGCCACCCCGACCGTCGGCATCGCGACCTGGATGGTCGACGGGAACGGCCGGTCGTTTACCGCTCGATCGTTCTCGCGCTGGTTCATCAAGCGCTGCATCGAGGCCGGACTGGTGGACCGGTCGGCGCACGGGCTGCGCAAGTCGGCAATGCGGCGGATGGCCGAGGCCGGATGGACCACTCACCGTATAGCTGCCTGGAGCGGACATGACAGCCTGCGCGAGGTCGAGCGCTATACCAAGGCGGCCGACCAGGCGCGGCTGGCCCGCGATGCCCTAGGTACGGATGAAGAACGCAAGGCAGTGGCAAACCTCGACGCCGAGGCTGGCAAACCTGGTGAGGGAGGCCGATAAGATGGGGCTTTCCACCCGAGCGGAGAAAACCAATCCGATTTTGGCCCGCGCGGGAGGGGGCGCGGAACGCTATTAACCGCAGGCGCGCGAGTCGGATCGC